ATGTCCCCGCCATCCTGGCTCAATCGGGCGGCGAAACTGGAGTGGCGCCGGGTGGTGAAGTGGCTCGACCAGCTGGGCATGGCGTCCGACTTTGACCGCGCCATGCTGGCCACCTACTGCCAGGCGTACAGCCGACTGCAGGAGTTCGAGAAGGCGGTCGAGGAGAACGGGATCACGTTCCTGACCGAGAAGGGATATGTCGTCCAGCGGCCTGAAGTTTCGCTGGCCCAGAAGCAGGCGGCCCTGGTCAAGTCCCTCGGCCAGGAGTTTGGCATGTCGCCGAGCTCGCGGGGCCGGGTGAGCGCGACCCCGAAGCCGGAAAAACAGGACCCCACGGAGGAGCTGCTCTTTGGCAAGCGTCGCGGCGCCTAGGCTCGGCTACGGCAGTTTCCGGCGATTGGGCTACGAGCGCCTCGAGCGGCTTGAGGCGGCGGCCTACCCCTTTGGTCGGCCGGCCGATCCGCGGCAGACTCAGCACCCAAAGGGATACTGGTATGACCCGGAGGCCGCCGAGCGGGTCGTCACCTTCATTGAGAGCCTGTGCCGGCATTCCAAGGGGGAGTGGCGCGGGCAGCTGATCGTTCTGGAGGCCTGGCAGAAGGACGAGCTGCTCCGGCCGCTCTTCGGATGGATGCGGGCGGACGGGACCCGCCTGTTCCGGATCGCCTATGTCGAGATGGCGCGGAAGAACGCCAAGAGCACCATCGCCGCGGCGATCGGGCTGTATCTGCTGGCTGGCGATCAGGAAGGCGGGGCTGAGGTCTACAGCTCGGCCACCAAACGCGACCAGGCGAAGATTGTGCATGACGCCGCGGTGGCCATGGTGAAGGCATCGCCTGAACTCCGCCGATGGATCAAATCTCAGCGGTTCAACCTGAGTTGTGAGCGATTGGGGTCCAAGTTTGAGCCGCTGAGTTCCGACTCGAACACCCTGGATGGCCTCAATCCCCATGGCAACATCGTGGACGAGCTCCACGCCCATAAGGATCGGACCCTCTGGGACGTGCTCGATACCGGCATGGGTGCCCGGCGCCAGCCGCTCACCTTCGGGATCACCACGGGCGGCACCTACGAGCCGGAATCGATCGGCTGGCAGCTGCATGAACACGCGATCAAGGTCCTGGAGGGGGTGCTCAAGGATGACGCCTTCTTCACGCTCGTCTGTTGTGCGGATCCGGAAGATGATTGGCGGAAGCCGGAAACCTGGTGGAAAGCCAATCCGAATCTCGGGGTCTCCGTGCGCGGCGATTTTCTGGCTGCACAATGTCAAAAGGCGGAGCAGCAACCCAGCTTCCTGAACGAGTTTCTACGGAAGCACCTCAATATCTGGACCCAGCAGCAAGATCGCTGGCTGCCGATCGAGAAGTGGAACGCCTGTGATGAGGATCGCCCCCGCGTTTGGCACGTTGCTAGGGAAACAGAGCTCGAGGGCCAGGCCTGTTACGCCGGGTTGGACCTATCGACCAAGCTTGACCTGACGGCCCTCGTCTTGGCGTTCGCCCCGGAACCCGGGGTCCTCGAGTTACTGCCGCGTTTTTGGGTGCCGGAGGCGACGATTGCCAGGCGCTCGAAGCAGGACCGGGTGCCCTATGACGCCTGGCAGCGCGATGGGTGGTTGATTGCGACCCCGGGCGATGTCGTCGACTACGACTTCATCCGTGCCGACGTCGGGAGGCTCGCCGCTCGCTTCGGGATACAGGAAATCGGCTTTGATCCCTGGAACGCGACCCAGATCGCTACCCAATTGTCCGGGGACGGCCTGCAGATGGTGGAAGTCCGACAGGGCTATAAGACCCTCTCGGAGCCTTGTAAGGAGTTTGAAAAGCTGATCACAGCGGGACGGGTCCGGCATGGAGGCCACCCGATTCTGCGTTGGATGGTCTCGAACGTGAGTCTCCGGCGGGATCCGAACGACAATATCGCGCCCGACAAATCGTCGAGCGGAGACCGTATCGACGGCGTGGTCGCGGCGATCATGGCGCTGAGCCGGCAGATCGTGCATCCCGCACCCACCGACGAGGCCCCGATCCAATGGCTCTAAGAGACAACCTGCCGAGTAGCTCGGATGTGATGGTGGCCGCGGGCCTCGCGCTGCTGACGATCGGCGGTGCCCGAATCTATGCTCCCTTGGTCTGGATCATTCCCGGCGTGGTGTGTGTCAGCTGGGGCATTCTACGCGAGAGGTTGTGATGAGCCGAAGCTATCTCGCTCGCGTGTTGGCGGGTGCCGTCTACCCGCTGTCTCCCGATGGCCGCTGGCGGCCCCGGGATGGTTTCAATGCGCCCGTCCTGAGCGGTGTGGATGTGGACCCCGCCACGGCCGACCGGTTGACGGCGATCTTCGCCTGTGTGCGGGTGATTACGGAGTCGGCGGCGATGCTCCCGCTCCATCTCTATCAACGGCTGGCGCAAGGCGGGAAAGAGCGGGCCACCGATCATCCGGTCTACCGGGTGATCAATCGGGCGCCGAATCCCTGGCAGACGGCCTTCGAGTTCTGGGAGATGTACCTGGGCCACCTGGTGCTGCGCGGCGAGGCCTTCGCCCAGAAGATTTACACGGTGGGTGGCGATCTCCAGATGCTGATCCCGCTCAATCCCGCCCGCATCGTGCCGTGGATCTATCCAGATGGGAGCTTCATTTACCGCTACCAGCCCCGGGTGGGTCCCTCACGGGACTTCCGGCCGGACGAGCTGCTGCGGACCCTGGCCTTCTCCCGGGATGGCGTGACGGGTCGGTCGATGATCGAAGTCTGCCGGGAAGCAGTGGGCATCGGGCTCGCGACGGAACAATTCAGCGCCAGCTTTCTCGGCAAAGGCGTGGCCCCTGCCGGCGTCCTCCGCCATCCTGGCAAGCTCCAGGGTCCCGCCCGCGACAAGTTGATCGAGCAGATCAACGCCCAGCGGGCTGGTTCCGCGAACGCCGGCAAGACCATGGTGCTCGAGGAAGGGATGGAGTGGGCCCAGATCGGCATGAAGCTCACGGATGCACAGTTTATCGAAATGCGCCAGTTCTCCGTGACCGAAATGGCCCGGCTGTTCCGCGTGCCGCCGCACAAGATCGGGGACCTGAGCCGCTCCACGAACAACAACATCGAGCAGCAGGGCATCGAATGGGTGACGGACGGCCTGATGCCCTGGATGGTGCGCATCGAACAGGCCATCTGCCGGGACCTGCTCCTCGAGGACGAGCAGGACGACTACTTCCCTGAGTTCATGGTCAACGCGCTGCTGCGGGGCGACACGACCTCCCGCTTCGCGGCCTATGCCGTCGCCCGTCAGTGGGGCTGGCTCAACGTCGACGAGATCCGGGAGCGGGAAAACATGAACCCGTTACCCAACGGCGATGGCCAGGAATACCTGGTCCCGCTCAACATGATTCCATCGGATCAGCCGTCGCCCCCCGGACGGACGCTGCCGGCGCCGGCGGACGATCCCCAGCAGCCGGGATCGCCACCGGGTACCCGCTCGAAAGACCTGGCGCCGGTGCTGGCCGCCGCCTTTCGGGATCCCCTGCACCGCCTGGCGCGGCGGGAAGCGGCGATGTGCCGCGAGGCCTTCAAGAAGCGCGGGGTGGCGGGTGTGATCGGGAGCTATGAGGGGCATGATGAGGCCATGGTCCGGGCGCTGATGCCCGTGGCCAGCTCGATGGCGGCCCTGATCGGTGATTTGACCCGGTGTGCGATTCCCTCGGCGACAACCCTGCAGGCATGGTTGCAGCGGACGGCGGAACATTATATCAAGGCGCGGAGCGGGGAATGGCGCCTCCATGGAGCTGATGCCGGGTCACGGCTCGAAGAGGTGCTGGCCGAGCTCGAGGCGGAAGGGCCTGATCACGCGGCCCGGGCACTCACGGCCAGCTTCCTCGACCTTCTCCACGGCACGAACGCCGCGATCGCGGCCTGAAAGGATCTGACCATGCGCGAAGATCTCCTCCTCCAGTGCCGGGCCTCGATCTGGGCACTGAGGAACTACGAAGACCTGGACACCGCCCTTCTGCGGTACGCCCAGAAGCAGCAGGCGGCGGCTGAGGGCGGGGAATCTCAACTGCGGGTCGGCCCCGCCGGCGGCCAGCCCGTCAATGGTGTCCAGGTGATCCCGATCTACGGCGTGATCGGGCAGATGACCGACCTCTATGACTTCCCGGATACGCCCGTCGAATGGCTGGCCGCGAGGATCGACCAGGCCGTGGCGGACCCCGCAGTCGGGACGATCATCTACGACGTGAACTCCCCCGGCGGCTCAGTGTTCGGCGTGCCGGAATTGGCCGCCAAGATGATGGCCAGCCGTCCCTACAAAAAGAGCATCGCCGTGGCCAACGCCTCGATGGGCAGCGCCGCCCTCTGGCTCGGGACCGCGGCCTCTGAGGTGGTGATTACCCCGTCCGGCGAGGCTGGCTCGATCGGGGTCTGGATGGCCCACACCGACGCCTCGAAGCTGTATGACCGTATCGGGATCAAGGTGACGTTGATCTCCTCCGGGAAATACAAGGTGGACGGCAATTCCTTCGGGCCGCCGAGCGCCGACTTCCTGGCCTTTCAGCAGCAGCGGGTTGATGGGATGGGTGATCGGTTTACGAAGGCCGTGGCTACCCAGCGCGGCGTTCCGGTCGAACAGGTGCGGAAGCAGATGGGCGAAGGCCGGATGCTCGGCGCCAAGGAAGCCGTGGCGTCGGGGATGGTGGACCGGATCGCCACGCTGGAGGAAGTCATCAGTCGGGCGAGCGGCCGGGCGCCGGCGGCGGTCCGCAAAGGTGGCCGCGCCTCGGCCGAACGGTCGCAGGCCCTGCTGGAGCAGGAGATCGAACTCGGTACCACTTCCCTTTCGGAGAACTGATCATGGATCAGCTGCTGCGGGACATCGAAGACAAGATCCAGGGCAACTACTTCACCCCGGAGGCCCGGGCCTTTCTGCGCCAGGTGAGCGACCGCATCCGCGTCGGGACGGGAGTTGAGCTGGACAGAACCACCGGCGAAACCTCTGTCGGAATCACGGCCGATACCGTGGCGCCGGCTGCCGAAGCCTTGGTCGAGGGTCAGGAAACGCCCGCGAGCACTTGACGGCGCGAAGTCCTTTCGCCTAAGTTGTACTCGTCAGCAGGTAGACCGGATCGCAGCGGGCTCAATGGGCTCGTAACGTGATCGGGTAGCAGAGACCTCCCGGGCCTTTGAGGCCATGCGGACCTCTTGTCGCCGTTTCCCAACGGCGCCGGAGGTCCGCTTTTTCGTGCGCGCATCCGGTGCCCCAGCCACCGGAGTGACGCAATGAACCGGATCCAGCAGTGGACCAAGCAGCGGGCCGAGAAGGTCAAGGCCATGCGGGCCATCATCGACCTGGCCGCGAAGGAGGATCGGGAGCTCACCGAGAAGGAACAGGCCGAATACAACGGCCTGAACGACGCGCAGGCCGCTCTCGGTGCACAGATCGATCGCGAGAAGGCACTGGCGGACGTGGAAGCCGACCTCGGCGCCACCGCGACCGATGCCGCTGCGATCACCGACCTGACTGCCACCCCTCCCGCCGCTGGTGCCCGGGCCCCCGCCGCCCAGGCCGTCCGTGGCCGTGCCGGCGCCGATCGTGCCGGTGAGAGGCCGTTCGCCAGTCTCGGCGACCAGCTGCAGGCCATCATCCGCGCCGGCCGGAACGACGGCATCGATCCCCGCCTCACTCGCATCAACGCCGCGGTCTCCGGCGCCGGGGAAGGCACCCCGAGCGACGGTGGCTTCGCCGTGGCCCCGGAGTTCCTCCCCGGCATCGTCAACCCCATCTACGAGACCGGTGAGATCGCCAGTCGCGTGCGCCGGTTCCCGGTGGGCGCGAACGCGAACGGCGTGCGCATGATGCTGGTCGACGAGACCAGCCGCGCCAACGGCAGTCGGTGGGGCGGCATCCAGTTCAAGATGGCTGCGGAAGGCGACCAGGGGACGCCGAGCAAGCCGAAGCTCCGCCCCTACGAGCTCCTCCTCAAGAAGGCCATCGGCCTGTACTTCATGACCGATGAGCTGATGGAGGACTCCGTCGCCATGCAGGGCGTGCTCGAGCAGGGCTTCCAGACGGAGCTCGAGTTCTTCGTGGAGGACAAGTTCATCCGCGGATCCGGCTCGGGTGAGCCGCTGGGCCTCCTCAACGCCGGCTGCACGGTGTCGCAGGCCATCGAGGGCGGCCAGACGATCGCGAATACCCCTGCCTCGATCGTGCTGAACGCGACCAAGATGAAGTCGCAGATGCCGCCCAGCCTCTATCGCAACGCGGTGTGGCTGGCCAACGCCGAGCTCGAGCCGTACCTGGTGGCAGCCACCCTGGGCGGCACCGCCGCGGCCATGCCGGTCTTCCTGCAGCAGGGGAGCCTGGCGAACAGCCCCTACGCCCAGCTGCTCGGCAAGCCCCTGATCTACACCGAGTACTGCGAGGCCGTCGGCACCCCCGGCGACTTCGTCCTGGCGGCGCTCGGCGAGTACGGCTGCTGCGACAAGAACGGGGCGACCGGGGCCAGCTCCATCCACCTCCGGTTCGATTACGACGAAACCGCGTTCCGGGTGACTTACCGGTTCGACGGCGCACCGAGCTGGAAGCAGTCGGTCACCAAGTACAAGGGCTCCGGCAAGTGGGCGCCGTTCATCACCCTGGCGACCCGCACCTGATCTAAGCCTCCAGCGGATCTGAACCTTCCACGGGTGCCGGTCTTCGGGCCGGCGCCCTACTTCAGGAGAACGATCGATGCCTTCCAGCTTCTCGCTCGCCGAGTTCATGCAGCAGGTCACCCTGCTCGAGCCGGCCACCGATGCCGCCGGTCGCACCTCGGCCAAGGCGGTTTCGCTCAAGAACGCGCACAAGGTGTTCCTGGTCTACCTCATCAACCAGGGTAACGCCGCCACCGTCCTGCTCACGCCCCAGCAGGCCTCGACGGTCACCAAGACCGGCGCCAAGGCCCTGGCCAACAACGTGAAGATCTACGCCAATCTGGACGAGGCGACCTCCTCCATCCTGGTGCGCCAGACCGATGGCGTGAGCTTCACGACCGACGCCGCGACCAAGATCAAGCGGGTGATCTTCGAGATCGATCCCAGCGGGATGGACGTGGCGGGCGGCTTCGATTGCCTGCTGGCCGTCACCGGTGCCTCGAACGTGGCGAACGTCACCGCGGCCGAGGTCTACGTCGCGCCCGCGCGGTACGGCGCCGGCCCGGACCTGCTCGTCAACTGAGCCGGTGGCCCTCGTTGAGTTGGCGGAGGCCAAGCGCTACGCCGGCGTCGAAGAAGCCAACGACGACGACGATGCGCTAATCCAAGGCCTCCTCGAGCAAACGGAAACAGCGTTCCTCGCGGCCATCGGCCGCGCGGAACGCCCGTTTCTGATCAAGGAGACCTCCCGGGTCGAGATCCTCGATGGCACGGGTGGCCCCACGCTCTTCGTCGGCTATCCGATCAAAACCCTGGCCACGATCACCCTGGGCTATGACAGCAACGCCTGGGATGAGAGCCTGATGGGATCCGATATCACGAAACTGACCTGGCAGCCGGGCATTGCCCGGGTCGTCCGGATCGATGGCTGCCGGTTCGGGTGGGCCGGCCGACCGAACTACATCCAGGTGACCTACACCAGCCAGCTGGAAACGGCGGACGATGCCGCGCTGGCGATCACCCGGGTGGTCGCCGCGCTTTACCGGGAGGCCGGCGTGCCGGAATCGACCGCCGAGCGGACGCTGACAGACACCCAGCAGCTGCCGACCGTGGCCGAGCGGGATCCGGTCTGGCAGGCGGCGGTGGCCGCCCACTGGGAGCCGCGGCTCTAATGGCGTCACGGGTCGGATTGATCATCAACAAGCAGCTGAACGACATGCTGCACTCGCTCGGCAAGGCGAACTCGCCGGAATTGATCG